CCATGTTGCTTGGGTGACTAAACAAGAAATAGGCTCGTCACACCAAAACATCCATGGGCTATTAAATTTAATATTTGAATACGCTGGCCAAGCGCCTGTAACTTGATCACTTAAATTGTGTGACACATGACTAGGGCCACCGGGCGGGTTAAAACTTGTTCTAACATCCGGTTGATTAATTAATGAGGTACGTATTTCAAAGTCTGCCCATAAAGGCATTACTATTGTAGATTCAAATAGATCCTTCAGACCTGGGCAATGTTTTACGGTTAATCCGTGACCGAGATCTGCGGGTAGTGGCTTGTACCAATCGGGCAGATTATCTTCCATAACAACCGGCGGAAACAAATCTACTAACTGTCCTATTGGTGCATACGCATGTATTGTTAACTTCTTTTTCTTTATAAACATCCTATTTTTGCCAGTCCGTTTTTTCTATAGTAAACGGATACTTGGCGTCCTTATAAAATTTCTTACGTTCAGTAAGATGTCTTTTTGCATATTTGCAAGTACTTGTTATATCCCAGATCTGAACGAAGTCTTTGTCTTCTGCTTTCCTAATACCGCGTCCAATAGATTGGATAACGCGGACAAAGCTCTTTCCGGGTTCCAAAAGAACCAGATTAAAGATCCTAGGAATATTAATCCCCACAGCGGCCACACCAAAAGTCGCCACAATGATTTTATTATTACTTGTTTTAATTTCGTCATATTCTTCTTTACGGGCTGTAGTTTTAACTTCACCCGAGATGAATACTGCATCCGGTATTTCGTTAATTAAAAATTTACCTGAATCTATTCTGTTGACTAGTACTAGTGTATTTCCTGATTCGGCTATTGTTTTTATTAGTTTGCTAATATAAATCATCCTATCGTCATCTGTAACAAGATACTTTAATTCTTCTGGATAACTACTGAATTCTGGCAAGTCTATCATTTGCACAACATTAACGTGACAGTTAGATAACACTCCTTTGTCTTGCAATTCTTTAGCACTTAATCTTCCAACTACTGGGCCAATGCTGGCAAAAATTGCCTGTGCTTCGTGATCCTCTTTTGGTACAGTTCCAGTCAGGCCCCAGCGTATTGGAGCATTACACAAATTTTGTGTCAATAGATTTTTAAGTACATCTGCCTTGGCCATATGAACTTCGTCAACAATAACTGTCTTAACTCCGTCTAAAAATTCTGCCAAGGTCACAATGTCGTGTTCTTGATTTTTACTCTTTTTATCTAAAATATTAAGACTTTGCCAAGTACAAATTGTATGGGTTTTATTAAGATCTTTACGATCACCATAGTATACACCAACATCCAGACCAACGTTGATAAAGTCTTCTTCTGTTTGTTCAACTAGACTCTTGTTAGGAACAATAATTATACTGCGGCCGATCTTCTCGGACAGGTGACTTAGTGTTGCTGTGGTAATTGTCTTACCTGCACCTGTAGCAATTTCTTGTAGTGCCTGTGGGTTTTTAATGAATGTATTAATGGCTTCTACTTGATAATCACGCAACATGATAGGCTGTCCTTCTTGCTGGTGACCTTTGGGCCATACTACACCTTGATCGGCCCAATAAGACTCGGTAACTTCTGTAAATGCTAGTTCATGGGTAAGTCGCTGGTCATCGATATCATCAATATCAATACCCATATTTCCCAAAATTTCCAGTATTTTTTCCAGTTGGTGCAGATAGCCATTACCACCTAGACCAAACAAACTAACTGTGCCATCCCAGCGGCCTAATTTGTAAGCAGGATGATATCTTGCGTATGGGGCAAAATATTTAAAAGTATTTGCTAACTTCTTTCGTGCCTCTAACTCAAGCCCTTCTAGCTTGATATTAACCTCATCTTTAATGACTAATCTTACTGGCGCCATAGGTTAGTTTTTGCCTCTATTATACTTTCTTTATCTGAATAACTAATAATTAAATCGCATCGATTACTGTATACTGCCGTTTTGTTATGACGTAGTGTACTATCAAGTACTATAACACTTTTCGGTGTCCACTCGCAATCTTTTAGGAAAAATTTTGGTAATTTCCCCAGTTGAACTGCGGCAACAAGTGTGTCTTTGTTCAATGGGGCATTGTACTGTAGTTGTCTAATTGCTTCGTTAAAGATTTTTCCTTTTTCACTATTTTCAAGTCTAAAGTAAATTCCAACGTTCTCAGAAATTCCATTTTTTTCCAAACTTTCCTGAAAAATCTCGAGATTTTTAAGGTATCCTTCTTCACCTGTTGAATCAAATACTACTAGTGCTGGCAATCTATTAAGTTGTTTTAGAACATTGAAAATTTCTGTCAGACTGTAAGAATTTTTGTCGACCCACACTTTAGTTTTTTCACGGGCAGATATTAAATCCACCAAATTTTCAGGATTTTTTGGTGTTTTTTTGGAAAAATACTGATAGCGTAAACTACGGTCCTGTATAAGATTTTCTGACATTGTGTTCATGTCACCACACTCTTGTTCCAACAATTTTTTCATGTGGTCAGGTAATTTTTCTTCAAATGTGTAATTCGTCTTGACCTCAGAAATTTCGTATTTTTTGATAATTTCGTAAAAATCCAGGATTTTTTGGTCTACTTCGAATTTGTGTGGTTTGAGTGCTTCGACAAGGTGAACTAGGTTAGTTTCACTCAAAGCATAGTTATGTGTTTTATTAGAAATTTTTGCAATTTGACCAAATTCGCCTTTGGCCATGTTACTGAGTAAATCACGAATTCTTGAATTATTTGTAAATTCCACAGAAATTACTAATTCTTCATCATTAGCTTTTGATAGGTATAATTTTTTAATATTTTCTATAACTCTAAAAGATTTTGACCAAACGTTGTCTTCTAAAATTGTTTTAATTTCAGGTTCTAAGTCTAAAAATGCAGAAGAGTAAGAAGATAAAATTTTAGTAAGTAATCTAGCTTGGTTTTCCGTGATAAAACTTGGCAAACAAATACTGGTTGCTAGACTTTTTAAAACTTTTATGTCTTTCTTAGGTATAGCATCGCTGAATTTATCAAAGCCATACGTGTTAATTTTAGTTAGTAAATTATCTACTGTTGTCATAATGTAAGTGTACACTAACAGGTCATAAAAGTCAACCTATATAATTATTTAAAGGTGCCGAAGCACCTTTTGGTAAGATTGATTCAATTAAAGTGTTGCATCTTCCATACCAGCAGTACGGAGTTTAATAACATTCGATAATTGCCACTGTTTGATGTCTAATGATTTAGTAATGCCTAACCATTTGTTTCTAAGCAAGGCAAATTCGTTGATAATTTTTTCAAAGTCTACAACGTCGGCTTCGCCATCTACGTATTTTTCACAATCTTTCGATGACAAAGCCCGTTGATAGTTTTCTAGATATTTTCTAAAATGTTGACTACGAAGTCTACGTAATTCAATATTAAGATATTCTAAAATAGCTTCAATTTCTTGTAACTGACTAAATCGTTGTTCAACAATGCCAGGCATGCTGGCACTAGCACGTTCGATATTGCCTGAAATTTTCACATCATTTCGAGCGTTAGCTAATTCTAGTTCAAAATGCGCAACTGCATCAGGAATATAAGAAATATCTTTGCTTATTTTAGAATACCACATGAATTATTCCAGTTCCTTGTAATCGTCGTCTTCGTCTTCGATTTCTTCGTCTAAATAATATTCAATTGCTGAATCTAGTATACCGTCGATGCCAGTAGCACCTTCTAAAACACGATCTTGTACACCAAAATCTGCTAAAAGATCTACATAACGTTCTGCGGCTGTTTCAAGATTTTTTTTATCGATAAATTCGCTAAACATAATCCATACATCAGCAATCTGCGTTTCATTCAACATTTTCGTCTGTCTCCTCAGGAATAGTAGTTGTTATTTCATTAGATTTAAGGTGAAATTTCGCCATAATCATATCTAATTTATCATCTTTCCATTCTTTACGATAGAATTTGAATTCCTCGCCAGTCTCCGGGTCAACCCACTTGAGTCTGTTACCTTCTTGTTTTAACAAGCCGGCTTTTTCGCACAAGTCAACTAGACCACTGTAAGGATTCATACCTGTTTCGTATGGAATCTTTACTTGTAATGTTTCAAAAGGCTTTGCATAACGAGTTTTCATAATCTTACAAGCGGCACGAATACCGTTAACTTCTGAAACCTTGTTACCGTCTTCGTCTTCTTTCAACTTCAACTTCTTCATAGCAACTACGATAGAACTTGCATAAACAAAGCCTTGTCCGCCTGAAATTTTGTCATCTGGATCAAACATATCTTGACTAGCGTATGTGTGGTTAGTAGCAACTAAGCCAACATTGTAATTACCAAACATGTTAACACAATTACGAACTAGTGCTGTAAGTGCTTTAGGTTTACGACCCATGTCACCTTTTAAATCACCTGCTTCAAATTGATTAACATCAGTTGGAGTTAAAAGCATACCAAGACTGTCTATGACGAAAAGTACTTTTGGACGATCCGACATTTCTTTGTATTCTTTCATGAACTCGTTGATGGTTTTAGCAACATCATCAATCATTGCCATGTTTAACTTGAGTAATTTGTCTTCGTTTGTGTCTACACCAAGTGCGTGTAACCATTTTTCATCAAGCGCATTTTCTGAATCAATTAAGATACAGTAGATACCTTGTGCCTGTGCATTTTTAATAATGTTTCCAGAACAGATGTACGACTTGCCGGCACCTGATTCGCCAGCAAATACAGTAACCTTACCCAACGGAATACCTTTATTAAAATCACCCGAGATTAAATAATTCAAAGCAAAATTGCCTGTACTAACCCAATCGGTAGGATCATTAAATCCTACACCAAGCCCGTCGATTGACTTGGTCAAAGTTTTTCTAAACTTTGATAAATCGAACGCTTTAGTAGCCATGATTAATCTGCCACTGGTAATTGTAGTGTTTCACGAATTAAATCAATCAACT